ACGTCATCTACACCAAAATGAAACTCGACGGGCCGAAAGCAGAGCCTGCGATTGTCTTTCTGTCCGGGCGCAACATTGTGCTAGGCGTAGTCGCCAACCCCTATTGGTCAAAGAAGGTCAACATCATCAGTCATTCAGCGGACCCGATTGCCGGATCGTTCTGGGGACAGGCGAAAGTCCAGGCCGTGGCGGATCTGCAGTATCAATGCAACGACGTGACTAATATGGGCCTGGATTCGGCGCTATTTGCGCTCCTGCCTATCGTGATGACGGACCCGGTGAAGAATCCGCGCGTCGCGTCTATGATCATGGGCAAGGCTGCGATATGGGAGACGAGCCCGAACGACACAAAGGTCATGAGTTTCCCGGCCTTGTATCAGCATGCCTTGACTCTCAAAGGGGACATCAAGGCACAGATCATGGAAAGCATGGAAGTCAACGATGCCATGCTCGGGAAAGCTCCTGCAGGGCGCAAGAACGCACAGGCTATCGGGCAGCAGCAACAGGAAGGGCTTGCTACCATCGGCGACGTGGTAAAGCGATTCGAGAATGGCGTATGTGACGAGATGCTGGAGTGGTTTTATGAACTCGATCTGCAATTCCGAGAGGATGATCTCCTTGCGGTTAAATTTGGGGAACATGGACAGCGGGCCGTTATGGAACGCATCCCCGTTCAGCAATGGAACGAGCGGTATTACTTCCACTGGACCGGCACAGACCAGCTTGCCGGTCCGCAAAGGATTCAGCAACTCATTGCGGGCATTAACGTTGCGAGAGGTTTCACACCGCAAATGCTCAACGGTCGTCGTCTCGATCTCGGCCCCGCCATTGACCAGTTATTCCAGCTCATGTTTGGTCCGACACTTTCAGGCCAGGTTCTTATTGACCAGCGTCATCAGATGAGCATTGATCCTGAGATTGAGAATCAGATGTTGGCTAATGGGTTTGATGTACCCGTGTCACAATTTGATGATCAGCAGAAACACCTTCAGTCTCATGAACAGGCAGCACATCAGACAGGTGATTTAACAGGTTCGATGCGTCGGCATATAATGGCGCACATTATGGCGGTGCAGGCTGCCCAGGCTCCACAGCAAGGTCAGGGACAGCCGGGAGCACCCGGAGGTATGGGACAGCCTGGAGCGGCAGGTTCGCCACGTCCGGGGGCCGTGCCAGTGCCTCCGCGCGGTGGGCAGCAACCCCCTGGAGCAGTGCCGCAGGACCAGATGCAGGATGCCAGTGCAGGAATGCGCGGGTAAGTAAAGTATCACGCGGCTCGTGGGCGTAACTCACGTTTCGGGTGGTGATCGTAATTTCACCAATGGAGTTTGAAAAATGGAAATTGACGAAGACGCAATCAATGATGCGCTGAATACCCCTACCGATCAGCTTGGCTATGACGAGGAAGAGCCGGACGAACCGGAATTGCTCGACGAGGAGGAAGGAAACGAGGATCCGGACGAACCGGTAGAAGTTGAAGACGAACCGGAAGACCCGGTTGATGCACTGCTCGGCAAGCAGAAGAAACCGGAAAATCGGGTTCAACGCCTGGCAAATGAACGCCGGGAAGCTGAAGAGCGCGCAACAGCAGCAGAACGACGGGCAGAAGCAGCAGAAGCCCGTGCACGCGAGCAGGAAAGTGCATTAGCGGAACGGCAACGACTGGCGCGGCAGCAGGAACTGGATGAGATGGACCCAACGGAGCGCAGGCTCCTGCTGGCCGAAAACGAAGCGCGACAGGCCCGGTTTGAGGCTGCAGATGGACGGGATGCGCAGCAGTTCAGTGCAATCGTTTCGCAGAATCCGCACCTGAAAGGGCTTGCTGCAGATGTCGAAAAGGAATTGAAGGAAGCGCGCTCGAAAGGCTTGGCTCCGACGCGCGAAGCGGTTGCAAAGTATTTGCTGGGCGAACGGGCTTTCAAGAAATTGCAGGAAGCTCCGGCACTCAAGAAAGCAGGCAAGGCACGAGTCGATCAGGCCCGTGGCAGGCCGGTAGGAGCAGGATCGGATGCCGTCAAATCCAAGGTATCGGATAAGGGCGACACACCGGAAGCAAGAGAACGCAGACTCACGGGCGTACGGTTGTAACGCGCTTGGGGAAGCGTAGTGTTAAACCTGGTTAAAGGAGCCTGACGTGGCTAACCAAAACAAAAGTTCGGCGTTTGCCTCGGATATAGCGAACTATATCCAGGAAAAGACGCTTCCCCTTACTCAACGTTTCCTGGTCGCTTTCCAGTTCGGCGATCCGCTGACGTTGCCCAAAAACATGGGTACGACCTATACGGCGACCCGCTACCAGCGTTTGCCGCTGCCGATTGCGCCGTTGCAGGAAGGCGTGCCTTCGGTCGGCGAGTCGATGACCCTCAGTCAGGTCACAGCGACTGCCCAGCAGTGGGGCGATTCGGTGTACATCACCGACGTGGCGGAACTGACCATTAGTCACCCGCTGTTCAAAAAGGCCATTCAGCTTTGTGGCCTGCAGATCGCGGAAACGTTCGAGCGCAACACGTTCAACGCGTTGCTTGCAGGGTCGAACGTCTTTTACGCGAACAGCAAGTCTTCGCGGGCCAACCTGGTCGCGACGGATGTCCTGTCAGTACTGGAAATCAACAAGGCAGTGGGTTCGCTCGTGACGACCGGTGCCCCGATGTTCATGGGTCCGGAAGACGAAGACGTGAAGATTGATGTCGCGCCGCTCAAGGGCGGGAAGTCTCCGCTCGTGGAGCCGCACTACATCGCCATGCTGCATACCCTGGTGGTTCAGGATCTGCGGCAGAATCAGACCATAACGAACGCCTGGTCATACAGTGATGTGAATCGCCTGTATAACTGGGAACTGGGTTCGTTCGGTGGCTCGCGTTACACGGCATCGAACATGGTGCCGTTCTGGACCGGTGCGGCAGCAATTGCCACGCCAACGGCAGTCTCAGGCGGCACGTTCGCGGCAGGCAACTACGTAGTGGCTGTTACGGCATCGGTCGCACAGACCGGCGTCGAGCAGATCATCTATCAGTACGAACCCGCCGTTACGTTGACGTTGAACCAGGCGCTTCAGGTTGTTCTGCCGACCTTGCCAGGTTTCACCTTCAATGTGTACGTTTCGCTTGCCGGTGGTTCGACGCCGAACAACATCGGTCTGTCGGCCAGCGGTCCGACAAGCGGCGCGTATGCAGGTTATGCGACCCAGCTTGCCAGTGGCTCGACGGTTGTGATCACAGGTGCAGGTCCGACAATCACGTCGCTCGCGTCTTCGGCCACGCCGACCCTGATTGCACCTTCGCCTCCGGCAACGGGTGTAACGGTGTTCCCGACGTTCTTTGTGGCGAAGGGGGCATATGGTCAGGTGACGCTCGACAACGTGCGTTTCGAATACCTGAACACTGCGGACAAGTCCGACCCACATAACCAGCTTCGCCTGGTCTCATGGAAGGCGTATTACGGTTCGATCATCTTGAACCAGTCCTTTTTCATCCGTTGCGAATCTGCTTCGGCGTTCACCAACCTTATTGCCAACAACGGATCGTAAGCGTTGGGGTAGGTAGTAGTCTTTCCCTGCCCTTCGGGGCGGGGATTTTTTGAATGAGGAAATCATGGCAAAGAAGACACTTTCTGAACTGGACCGGTTGCTGGGTGATTTTGATGTTGAAGAAGACGACGTTGAAGAGATGACGACGATTCGACTCGATCTCGCGCCGTGCCAGGGGCTCGGTCTGATGCATGTCGGGCGGATGTATCTGCACGGTGGACAATACACCGTGACGAAGAGCGTAGCTGCAGACCTTGGCGAGATGACACGGCGCGGGCTTTCGCACGAAGCATCGATCACCAAGCAGGAAACGGCAGGTCGTCGTCGTCGTAATCTGGATGTGCATACTCCGGTCGGCGTGATGAACCCGACGACGGGGGCAATGCAGTATTTTTGAGTTGCACCGCAGTAACTACCTACCACCATAAAAGGAAATTCATCATGAAGAAAGATCTGCCACTGGCAGCAGAGGAAAAGATCGGCGAAGCGGGCTATGTCTGGTCGATCAATGCAAACCTGGGCGATGGAAAGATGCTCCAGGTTACTGGCAATTTCATCAAAGGTGCATCGACGCGAGACATGTCCGATGAGATTGACCGGATTGCCAAGGTGTTCCAGATTCAGCGGATCAAGCAACTGGAAATTCCGGTCATGGAACGCGAACTGCGGGCGCAGGCAGAAGCTGGCGACAAGTATTCAGATGATCTCGACCGCATGATCGAACTGAACCGGGACAAGATCAAGCTGAACAGCAACGAAAAGGCGCAGATGGACAACATTCGGGAGAATGTACGTCTGATCGGCGACAACCTGGAACGTGGCAAAAAACGCATGGATGAATTGGTCCAGCAATTGAAAGATCTCGAATCGGAGTAAGTCATGTTAACCTCGGCGCAGATTATCACGCTGGCCTGTCAGGCTGCAAAAGCGCCGGGTTACACGACGCAGGCAGGCCAGTTTCTCAACGCGAGACTGGTCCAGCTTGCGGTCCAGCAAGATCTGGACATCGTTCGCCGGTTTTTCAAGTTTCAAGCCATAATCGGGAACAGCGGGCCGTACATTCTGCCTGCCAATTACCAGCGTGCACGTCAGGTCTTTTATTACAATAACGGGGTCTCGTATGATCTCGATCAACGGTCGATTGAAGACTTTAACCGGTTGTTTCAGGGACCGGGGCTCAGCGATTACCCGTATCTGTTCGCTACCGACGTGGCAGGCTCGATGGGTGCGCCGAATCAAGGCGGGAACATCGGAACCCCGACGAACCCGAACACGAACGTCAATGTGCCCGTGATGTACCTGTATCCGCAGCCGGTCGTGGCGTTGACGATTGAATGTCTCTACTTCGATACTTCGGTTGAAATCCCGAATCCAGTAACGAGTGCGACTGTACCGTGGTACCCCGACGGACTGGCACTTGTCAAGGATGTAACCCAGTTGCTGATGCTTCTGACTGATGACGAACGCCGCGCAGGATTGAAAGCCGAACTGGACAATGATGTCGCCCGGTATCTGCAGATGGACGATGACAAAGAGCAACGTACGCTCCGGGTCAAGATGGACACGATGAATTTCCGGACGGCACGCCGTTCAGTTCGACCGACGAAGCTGCAAGGTGACTAAATGCCGATCAAGGGTGCAACACCCACTTATTACGCCTATACCGGCCTGTCGGACGCGGTAGACGAAGTATCGGCTTTCAAGGGCGCAGCCCAGTCAATCCAGAATTTCATTTTTGACCGTATTTCGCACGGCGCGGTGGTGCCTCGCCCCGGTGTTCAGGCATTGACAACCCCCACAACTAACACCCAGTACACAGGGCAAGGGGTTGTCTCGTGCGCGATCATGGTCGGCAATCTGATATACGGAATGATTGCGCAGACATCTTTCGCAGGGAAAGATGCTCCATTTGTTTACAATATTTCGACAGGTGCGTTCATAACCGTTACGAATGTATCGTCGGCCTTGTTACCTGCAACCCAATCTACGTCAGGCGATTGGGTTACTCCGACGATGGATGTGATTGGTCAGTACGTAGTGGTGACACATCCGGGGTTCACTGGTGGCGCAAACCCTTTCTTCGGATGGTTCGATTTGACTACCCCCGGAACTACGAAATGGAATGCAGGCAATACGGCCACAAACGCGCTGCCGAC